GCAGGGTATGGGGATCCAAACTGAGTTATGGCCCGGCCGTTTACCGTAAATTCGACCAGTTCGTCGTTGTACCATATCCTGATTGACCCATCGCCCAACTCAATGATATATGCGGCATCGGCAGAAAGGATGAAGGGTATCAGCCTTACCCCAAGCGATGCCCCGATTGACTTCGTGCCTGGTCTTCGGGTTATCCCCCCTTGGATCATGGGCATGAAGTTTTCGAGCCGGGATACACCATTCTGGTACACACTCAGGTCGTACCTTGCTCCAAGCTTGGGGGAAACCTCTCCTGTGGTGAAGTTGTTGACCAGAACATTAGCCACGGGAGACAGCCCTATAATTGTTGTGTACTTCGGCAGCTGTCAGCGCCCCTAGTATCCATGAGTAATGCTGTACTGCTTGCTGGTCTATTCCCGACCGGGGAGACAGCATGCCACATATCTCATAACTGATACCGAATGCCACCAACATGTCGAATTCATCAGGATGGGCAAGGGTGTCGGAACAATTCTTGAACATCCCATACAATTCGGGTTCTTCGTTGTCAGTGTAGTACCTGTCCCCGGATACCTGAAAAGGTTCGTCAGAAATAGGGACATGCTTGAAAAGGTTGTCCGGGAGGAGAAACCCATGAAGGAATCCCCATCCCGGAACGTCGTCTGACATATCAATTGCCAGTTTTTCAGTGAAGAATGACCAGTCCATTTCTCGCAACGCTTTAGCCAACGCAACGGGGTGATATGTCTTGCACAGCCTCACTTCCTTGGATGGATTCAAGGAATCAAGATCTGCCTGGGTAATCACCCTATCATGCAGACTCAAAGCAAGGTTGAAGATTTCCAACTGTGTCATTCATCGCTCCTATGGTCGCCTGATGTACGGTCCATTCGCTTCTTTCACATCACCCAAAGTATGGACAGGAGTCTTGGGAACCTCATAGGATTCCCGACCTTCCTTAACCTCATCCTTCTTGGTGAGTGGCTTGAGAGCAAAATGCTTCACCTCGACAGCATCATCCACCTGCACTACATCACCTGCCTTAAGAGCAAGGTCTTTGTACGTGCAAGGTTTTGTCGCTACATAACTTTTCATCACCGCCCTCCTAATATCTGGGAGAAATGGTGCCGAACAGCTTGCCTGCGGTGAACGTGGTTCCCCCGACAGCATTCTTGGCTACAACCCTCAAATACTGGTTAGCAGTCTTCGGTATGGTGGTAGCAAGGATGTCTGCATCTGCCACAATCTCGGCGAGAGCGTATGTTTTCCCGACGAGTACGGTCTTCCAGTTCGCATTGTCCTCAGAGGACTGGAGCTCGAGGGAAAGAGTGGGAGCCCCTGCACTGGCAGCAGTCTCCGTCACCTTGATCCTGATGTCATAGGTCGGCACCTTGAAGTTGCCTTCCTGGCGAAAATCAAGTACGCTCCCCACGCCGTTTGCTACACTGGTGACCCCAGTCAAGTCCAGGGTTTCATTTGGAAACAAATCCATGTGTTCTTCACGAATCATCTGGTTCTCCTTATGCCACGTGGCCTTCGGTGTTCAGCATGCTGTAGCACCGCTTGAGATAGAAATTGTCGAAATTCACGTCGCCAATCGCATTTTTGGGAACAGCATCGGAATTCTTGGTAGGTTGGACACGTTCGTTGAACGACTTCCGCAAGGCAAGGGTCACATGCCCTGTGGTGTAGATGTTCACAGAGCTTTTCATCATCAAGGGGAACGCTTCGAATGCTTCATAGAGCTTATCGGAGAGTCCTTTGATGCAATCAGCATCAGTGGTGTCGATGTTGGCAATCCTGATGACCGACCGACGATTGGGAATCTTGAGTCCCATCATAATCATGAACTGACTCTTGGCCACACGGATGTTTCCACCGTCGGAATCAAGCGCATTCTCGTAATCGAAATGGCGGTACACGATGCCATTGTCCGTCTTGTACCTCGGATAGATCAGGCTTGGACCTTGCGCAGCACTGGCAATCATCAGGATCGAAGAGAGAGGTTTTCCCTCCGCTCCACCTGCATCAATGCAAATGAACGGGGAATTCTCACCCTGATGTTCACCGGCAAGGATGTCACCTTCCCAGTTTGTGCAGTACCCGAAACGAGGGATGAAGCCAAGGAATGTATTCGGATTCTGCAGGGGATTGCCATACAGCAATGCAAATTCTGCATCCTCACCCATTCCCTGCAGATGCATCGAATCATTCTCCCACCGCAACCGGTTGGGGTTCGGGGATACGGACATGGTCTTCTCATTCACCTCAGCCCATGCTTCCAGGAGTCCCATACCTTCTTCTTTCTGCTTCCAGGTGCCCTTGTTTGCCTTGACACCTCTATCCAAACCAACCCAGGTCCCATGGGGGATGTCACCTTGGATACCGGTCACATCGGACAGTGAATCAGATGCCTGCTGCCAAGGCATATCGCCAAAGATGGTCGTGGGCTTCACGACTTCCTGGACCATTGGAAGCAGTTCCTTGTTGTGGGTCTGCTGTGCAACATCAGACAATGTCAAATAGTTAGGCATAACCTACTCCTATCTGCTCGGAGTACTGTAGTCGATCGGACAATCGGGATCTGTGTTGCCAGCGGTTCCGCCAGCATTCCCAGGCATACCAATGTCCTCAGCAAGATGTCTGCCAACACGTGCCATCATTTCCCACACATATGGGTTGATTGAGGCCCCTGTAGCATCGAGGAAGCCTTGGAGCTCATTCTGCTCATCGCCTGCTGCCTGAGCAGTCCTGGCCATGAAGTTGATGTTCTCGTCGTACTTGTCCCCCCAGAGTTCCTTCAGGACCTTCTGGGTCATCTTGTTGCCTTCCTTGGTTACACGGGTTTTCTCAGAGTCCATTGCAGTCTGGAATTCGTCAAAGAAGGATTCAGCGTCCTTCTGGGACAAACCCATTGCTTGGAATTTCTTCTGTAAAAAATCACCTACACCCCCAAGGGGATCGTCTTCAGTCTTCAAGCTTTTTGAGAATTTCTCATAAACTGTTGGAGTGACTGTTTGGGTATCTTTTCTGGATTCTTGCTTTCCTTCCATCTCGGCGATCTTCCCAAGCAGAAAGTTGTAGGCACTGCTTGGGTTGGAATGCCCTGCCAGAATTGCGTTCTGTTTCAGGTCGTCTGACAATTGTGCCATCCAAGGCTTCAAGGCCGTCACACTGCCACCGGCAGTTCCACCTTTGCTCTGCTGGTCTTCAGGTTGCCCTTTGTCAGCCCCAGTCCCATCAGATCCACCCGCCGATGGATCATCAGGTGCAAGGAACAGCATCGGTCCCATCTTTCTCCACATTGCTTATCTCTCCTTTTCCTCAACCGTTTTCTTGTACGTCAACGGTTGGGACAATAACCAATTCACCAATCCGGGAAGGCCTTCTTCATCAAGCAGTCCAAGTTGCTCAAGTTTTCTGATACCGATGTTGTGCAAGAGCCTTCCCTCTTCACAAACAATCTCTGACAGCACACCTGATTCCAGGATGATTTGAGCAAGCTCTTCCCTACCTTCGGGCGTTGAATAGACCTTGCGTTTGTCACCTCTGATACGAATGATTTCGTCATCGAATTGCTGCTCACGTGCAATCACATTCCACCCCCAAAAAGACCTTGAGCCATCTGCTGTGCTGCTGTCCCTTGCACCCCATTGAGATTCTTGAGTACCTGACTCTGTGCCACTGCTTGTTGTTGTTGGGCTTGAGCCTGTGCCTGATCCGCCTGTTCCTTCTTAATCTTGGCAACCTGGTCTTTTTCACGGATCACTGATTGCGGCATACCCATTGCGGTAGCGAACGCCCTGAGGAATAAATCACCGTCGATATTTGCCAGTGCATCGGGAAATGCTTGCATCGTTGACAAAACGGCTTGCAAGCCTTGCATCAGACCTGTTGTTTGGTGGAATGCCTTCATGTTCTGCGCAAGAGGTCCGTCCAGCTCAACCTTTACCTGCCCTCTCGCCGAGATTTTCACCAATTCTGCAGGCGGAGGAGGCAACCGGTTCGCCTTGGCCATGATTTCGAAAGTACGCATGACAATCGGATTGAGTTTCTCGACCTGCATGTTGCCTATGATGGAGGAGAGCAGAACAAGGCCTTCTCCCTTGAGTTCCTGTACTTCATACGCCGTGCGCTGCCTGTCCTGTTGCATCAATACATTGAATAGATTTGAGAAGAGCATTTGATTGAGCAGGTCCAGTTTTCGGGAAATGGCTGCATCAACGTACTGTACGTTCAGCTGTGTCTGTATCGGTGTAATCTGACCGGTCTGTACACTGCCATAGTTTATTGCACCAGGTCTGAAGGACATCCGGCCTTTCAATGCCTCAGGAACAAGGAGTGGTGGGTTATTCTGCATTTGCACAGCGGTAGTGAATTGCTTGGACAGTTCATTGAGTTCCTTTATTGCCGGAAGGTACTCCATGACAGGACTTACGCCATACGGAGCAGATCCTTTCAGCGACCATCTCTGAACCGCCAAGGGGAACGTATCATACCCACCAATGCTGAATACCTCATCACCTGTCCTGGAATAGTGTACAGATGCAAATTTTTTCCCATACCTGAGGATATCCCCATTCGCATTGAATGCGAGCTTTCTGGGAAAGATTGCATGTACAAATGTGCAAGGTGTATGCCCTGCCCCATCCTGCACCAATTTGATCACTTCATGCGGTAATGACTTGCCCCACTTTTCGTAAGCTTGGTCTGCCGTAATCTCATATTCACGGAAAAATCGGTTCACATTGCGGTTCGCATCTTCAGTGATGTAGCATTCGGTTGGATCATAACAATCGTAAATGATGGATTTGTCTTTTACATTGTCAGAAATCATCTCGAAGGATGTACCACTGATGAAACAATCCATGATTGCCAACAAGGTGGTAGCATAGAACCGTGAACTGGAAAACTCATTCTGAATGATCGATGCGGCAAGTTCCAGCCAGTCGTTTGCACCATAGATGTCATCCGACTGCTGGAAGTCTGGTCCCATTGTCCTGAACATGAACCACCTTACAGACGGACTGACCATATAAGCTGCAATGCCACGGCAGGTCGTACCTGCATAGTAGATTTGGTTGGCAAAATATAGCGGAACATCGGCAATCGGAGTATTTCCGTTGGTATATGCAGGGACCCTATGTGCCATGTATGAGCAGGCTTCCCAGCGTAGGGATTCCCCTTTTGCCCGGACTTGCTTCATGTTTTCAAGATGTTTCTTGACGTAATCGGCAATTTCCTTGTTCTTGTGATCCATGGGTTGATTTTATCAATTGGAAAGTGGCTATTGTTGCCGGGACCAGTATGTCTTGACCAAAATCAGTATGTCTTGCACTAATACGGCCGATATTCCTCCCTTTCAGAGAACGGCAGGTCTACCAATCCCTTCCCCTTCAACCTCTCATAGATTGCCTCTTCCCTGCTCATTACATCAGGTCTGCTCAAGTGTGCAACAACATCAGGGTGATTGATATCGGAAAGACTATCCAACCCATCATCATGAGCACAAAACGG